GATACAATTACTGTAAACATTGGTTTTGCATTAACAATTTAAAAAATATTAAGACATGGCATATCCAATACCGCCGTTAATTAACGGCAAATCATACGAGTGGGCAGATATAATTGTAAACGTTTTAGGTTTACCAATTGTAGGGATCACTAATATTGAATACGAAGAAAAGCAAGGCATGGAAAATATTTACGGGGCTGGACGTTTTCCAGTATCTCGTGGATATGGTAAAATCGAACCTACTGCAAAGATGACTATTTTAATGGAGGAATTAGAGAATATACAAAGTGTAGCACCATTAGGTCGCATACAAGATATTCCTGAATTTGACATAGTAGTTATGTATGTGGATGCTGCATTAGTTACTCGTAAACACGTTTTAAAGAACGTTCGTTTTATGAATAACAAAAGAGCATCTTCAAGTGGAGATACATCAATTCCAGTAGAATTAGAATTAATTATTTCACACATTCAATACTTATAATTTATTTTTTTGTATATTTGCATAACCTTAAAAAAAAGTTATGAAAACAGAAATTGAATTAAATTTAGAATTAGAAAAATTAAAACAACTACACAAAAATGTGTCGACAATTCAAGCTCCATTAGATGATGAAGGAACTAAATTTGCGACACTTTTTTTAAAAAGAGCAGATAGAGCAACTCATGCCGTAGTAGGTAAATTAGCACAAGGTAACGACCCATTAAAAGCCGTAGAAGCTTGTTTAAAGAATTGTTATATCGGTGGTGATGATTTGAATACAGTATTAAATGATGAAGAAGCATTAATGAGTTGTGAAATTGCAATTGTTGAGTTTTTGCAAAAAAGATTAGCTATTTTAAAAAAAAACTAGACTATCACAAAGAAAATATAGAGGCGGATGAGATATTAAAAAATAATGCACTCATCCGCTTTTATTTTCATGAAAACCCTGATAAATTAAGTGATTCGGAATGGTGCAAAAGAGTAGCTGAATTAGATTATTGTTTAGAATACAATGGAGTAAGAATAAAAAAAGAAAATGGCTAATAACAATTTAGAATACACACTAAGTCTTAAAGATTTATTTAGTAAAAAGATGCAGGAAGCAGCATCTAATACAAGTAAACTCGATGACAAAATGAGTGGTTTAAAATCTAAACTTGCAGGTTTAGCTGCTGGTGTTGGAATAACTAGTTTTGCCAAGAGTGTCATTGAAGTTGGAAGCTCATTTGAATTAGCAGAAGTTCAATTGAAAACTTTATTAAAAAGTTCATTGGCTGCAAAATCTGTTTTTCAGGATTTACAAGACGAATCTACTAGAAGTCCATTTGGGTTTGATACGTTACTGAAAGGAAACGCTGCATTAATTAGTACGGGTATTTCTGCTAATCAGGCTAAAAAAGATTTTAACGCTTTAGCAAACGCAATATCAGCAACAGGTGGAACTGAAGATGCTTTGCAAAGAATGGTATTCAATTTACAGCAAATTAAAAATACAGGTCAAGCAACATCAACAGATATTAAGCAGTTTGGTATGGCTGGTATAAATATTTATAAAATATTAGATGTTTATTACAAAAAAAATAATATATCATTAAAGGAGCAAAAAGGGAATTACGAACAAATAACAGGGGCTTTAGAATTAGCAAGTCAAAAAGGTGGCGCATATTTCGGAGCTTTAGCAAATGCTTCTAATACAACAGCGGGGCGTATAAGTAACTTAAAGGATTCATTTATGGTTATGCAAGATGCTATTTTTAATAATGCAAAACCCGCTATAAATTCTATTGTGTCGGGACTTTCTAGTTTAATGAATTATATTAAAGATAATATAAGTGGTATAACTTTTTTATTAAAAGTATTAATTCCAGTTATAGCTGCATATAAATTATGGGCAGCTAGAATAGTTATAGCAACAGTAGCGACAAAAGCCTATACGATAGCTACAACGTTGGCAACGGCTTGGGAAATGGCACGAGCTGAGGGGCTAGGAATTGCTACTGCGGCACAATGGGCTTTAAATGTCGCTATGAATGCTAATCCTATTGGTGCGGTAATTGTAGCTATAACAGCTTTAGTAGCTATTTTAGCAGTATTGATAAGTCAGTATAAAACAGTTCAAGAATTGCATAATGAAAGTTTACAAAAAAATCAGCAACAAGGTTTTAATGATGAAGCTAAGGCAGTAGAGAATTTAGCTAGTAAGTATGAAAAGCTTGGTATGTCAAAAGAAAAGGCTACCGAAAAAGCAATAAGTGTTTCTAAGCAAATGTTAAAATCTGATTTAGAGGATTTAAAAAGACAAAATCCAATAACTGATGCTGAAAAAAGAATTTATCAAAAAAGAATGAGTGTACTCGGAGGTAGGGGTGCAGCTTTAGAAAGTTTAGGCGGTGGAAGCTCAACTTTGGGAGCTAGTGGGGTGGATGGTGCAGGAGGTGCTTCAACTACTAAATCATTAGGAACAGGAACAGAAGTAACAGGACAAAGACCACAAAGTTTAACAATTAATATTACTAAATTAGTAGAAAGTTTAAATGTGCAAACTACTAACTTAACAGAAGGAACTGCAAAGATTAAAGAAATGGTTAGCAAAGCATTACTAAAAACGGTTAACGATGCTAATTTAACAGCAATGGCATAAAATAAAAATAAAAATAAAATGGAAATAACAATAGATTGTCTAATACCAAAATTAACTATTTCATTACAAGAAGAGCATCCAAAACCACAAGATGTAGCTGATTCTTTGTTAAATTTGTTAGCAGAAATCAATAATATATAAAATGGCAAAACAAAATTTTATATTACCTAAATTACCTAATCCAAAAGGACAAGCAGAACTTATTTTAAAAGGTGCAGGATTAGCTTTTATTAAACCTAAATTTTATAGAGTTAATGAAACTGAAATTGCTAATGAACAGTTTGATAGTGATTTAACTAAGTCTAGTAAGTTTGGCATCCCTACTTTTGACATGTTTAGTTTTAACTGTTCAGTAGGTAATAAAATAACTTATACAGCTAGTAAAGAATTTGGTGGAGGTAATGTTATTTTAGATGCTCCATTTGTATTCGAAACAGCTTTAATAACAGTTAATCAAACTAAGAATATAGTTAAAACTGCTATTTCTGGACAAAATGGAACTGTAAAAGAGTTTATGAGTGAGGGAGATTTTGTAATCAATTTAAAAGGTGTTATTGTTGGAGATACTGCAAATCAAAGACCTGATATTAATCAATTAAATAGTTTAGTAGCCTATTTAAAAGCACCTGTATCTTTACCAGTATCATGTAACTTTTTAAATGAGTGGTTAATTAGTAGTGTGGCAGTTGAATCTTATACAGTTGGGCAGCGTGAAGGTGCAAGAAATATTATAGATGTTGAAATTAATATGCTATCAGATAGCACAATAGAATTAAGTTCTACTAATACTAAAAAGGATATATTTACTCAAAGAAGTATGTTTTAATGTTACAATGCCAATGCTCCATATCAATTACAAGTGAAGGTACTAGTAGAAATATTACCTTTGATTTTGTACATTCTATTGAGATTGAAAGTAGTTATGAAGATTTAACAGATACTTGTAAAATAGTAATACCTAGAAAATTAACTTTTGATGGTTTACCTTTATTTAATGGTGAAAATCCAATATTTAGACGTGGAGATAAAATAGAAGTTAGTTTAGGATATGTTCCAAATATTACAAAAGTATTTAGCGGATATATTAAAAATGTAGGTAGTAATGTGCCTACTGTTTTGGACTGTGAAGATGATATGTATTTACTTAAACAATATACTGTAAACTATCCTAGCAAAAAGGCTTTAGATGAAGTTAATAGTAAATTAAAAGTGCATCCAAAAACAATACCTTTAAAAGTTAAATTAGATGAATTACTAGATTTTTGTTTAACTCCAAAAGGAATTGAATATGAAATAGTGGATAATATTGATTTAGGTAAATTTAGCGTTACTAATGCTACTCCTGCAATGGTACTAGATAAGTTAAAATCTGAATATGGTTTATACTCTTATTTTAGAGATGGCATTTTACACGTTGGTTTTGCTAATGATGCAAGTGTAACTAGTGAAGCTGAATTTAAAATGGAAGAGGTTATAATTAATAGCGATACTTTAGAATGGCAAAGAGAAGAAGATGTACGTTTAAAATGTGTTGCAATTTCGATGTTTCCCGATAATACTAAATCAGATCCCATTGAATTTGGAGATCCAGATGGTAATCAAATTACAATCCATAAATATAATATGGATACTAAAAGTTTAGAATTTGCAGCTAAAGAATGGATTAAAGAAAATAAATATACAGGTTACAGAGGTGACGTTGAAACATTTGGAGAACCTATTATGAAGCATGGAGATATGGCAAAAATAACAAGTGAAAAATTACCTGAGAGAGATGGTACTTACTTAATCAAAAAAGTAAAACGTGTTTACGGGGTCGATAATGGAAACCATCAAATATTTACATTAGGAGCAAAGGTAGGATGAGTAAAGAATTAAGAGATAGTTTAAGAAAACTAACAACACCAAACAGTAATGCTTATTCTAAAGTATGTACAGTTGATAGTGTCGACTTAGTTAATTTAACTTGCTATTGCATACCTATTAATGATGATGCTGATATAACAGAGGTTCGTTTAATGGCTAATATTGATAATGGTTTTCTATTGATCCCCGAAGTTAATAGTATTGTTGTGGTTAGCTTTTTAAGTGATAGTAGTGCTTATGTATCATTAGTAAGTAAGGTTAGTGAAATTCAATTAAATGGCACTAATTACGATGGTTTAGTGAGAGTTCAAGAATTAACAGATAAGTTAAATAATTTAGAAAATAAATTAAATGATTTGATAACAGCGTGTTCTAGTCAAGTTGTTACATTAGCTCCAAGTGGTACTTTCCCATTAGCTAGTTTCTTTACAAGTGTAACGCCATTAATACCAACACAACAAATAGAAATAGAAAACCAAAAAGTTAAACAAGGAGATGGCAGTTAAAGATATAACATTAGACGATGATTTTGATTTAGTAATTGAAAATGGAGATTTTAAATTATCAGAATCAGACATGCAACACATTCAATTAATCTGTATTACAGATGTAGGTCATTGGAAACAGTCACCTTTATTAGGCGTTGGAATCATGAAGTATATTGCATCAAGTGGTCAACAAGATGCTTTAAAGAGAGCTATTAATATACAATTAGCAAGTGATGGGTATAAAGTAAACCAAATACTTGTTAAAGGTACTAATGAAGATTTTGAATATTCAATAGATGCAGAAAGAAATTAAAGTAATAAACGGTCAAACTATATTTGATTTAGCGTTATATTGTTATAATGATGCTAGTTTGGTGTATGACTTAATAGCAGAAAATCCAACTATTACAGATATTAATATGGATTTAACTGGCTTAACTTTAGTTTACACGCCTAAACAAGTGGTAAAATATGAAGCTAAACAAAACGCTAAAAAATTAAATAAATTAGTAACAATAAAAAGTGAACAAAGTCTATTTGATTTATCTTTACAACATTACGGAGATGTATCATTTGTTTACCAATTAATAAAAGAAAATACCTATTTAGATAGTATTTTATCAGAAAGTTATAGTAGCAATATTTTAACATTAAATGCTGAAAAAAACTATGTAAATAATTATTATGCTAAAGGTGGTATTGAAATTGGTACAAAACCTAAAGTAATTGTAATAGATGGCGTTAGCGTTAATTATTTGTTACAAGAAAACGGAGGTTATTTGTTACAAGAAAACGGAGATAAAATTATTTTATAATGGCAGATAAAAAAATATCAGAATTAACAAGCAGCGGTGCAATAGGAGGAACTGAAGAACTACCAATAGTTCAAAGCGGATCAACTGTTAAAACTACAATTAATGCTATTAAAACTTTTTTACAAAACGCATTTATTCCTTACACAGGCGCAACTCAAGATACTGATTTAGGCAATTATAGTTTAAACGCAAAAAGTTTACACGTTAAAGGAACTGGCGGGAATGGACATTTAGGGTTAAAACATCAAAGCGCAAATATAACAGCTGGTGGTGGTGAAAGCTCACTAGGTGCTAATAGTAGTGGTGAGCCGTTTTGGAAAAACGATGGCAATCCTATTGAACAACTAGCATATAAAAGTTATGTAGATACTGAAATAAGTTCAGCGGTAGCTGGGTTATTAGATGACAGAGGCAATTATGATGCAAGCTCTAATTTATTCCCGTCTAGTGGTGGTAGCGGAACGGCTGGAGCTATTTTAAAGGGTGACTTGTGGACTATTTCAGTAATTGGCACATTGGGAGGTGTTGCGGTTACCGTTGGCGATGTTGTAAGAGCTTTATCAGATTCTCCGGGACAAACTTCTAGTAACTGGGTTATTACAGAAAATAATATTGGTTATGTACCTGAAAACAACGCAAACAAAAGTACATCTATCGTTACAGACCAGACTAGCAATACTAAATATCCTAGTGTAAAAAGCGTTTATGACTGGGCTATATCAACGTTTAAGGCAACCTTTATTGAAAAAACAGCTTTTAACAAAGACTTTGGCATTACTGCAGGAACTATTTTAGAAGGTAATAGAATTACCCAAACAATCACAAGCGGAGTTACTGACAAAGCACCTAGCGAGGATGCTGTAAAACAATATGTAGATAGTAATATCTCATCCGCCTCAAAACTTTTTAATTATTATAACTTTTCTTAAAACTAAAAAAAATGCCAGCAAATCCAAATCCAATCTTCACGCTTACACCAGAAAATGCTCGTGTAAGACTAACAACAGCAAACACAACAAGAGATTTATCATCAACTACAAATGCAGCATTACTATTAACTGCCGCAGCGAATGGAACTCGTATTGATACAATCGAATTTAACCACGTTGCAGCAACACAAACACAAGCATCAATAGCAGCCGTTGGTCGTATTTGGATTTGTGATTCAGCTATCGGTGGTAATCCAAGGTTAAAGAGAGAGATTGCTTTAACAGCAGTTACACCAAGTGCTACGGCTATCGGTGCTACTTTCCTTATGACATTCTCACCGCCTTTGGTATTAAACACAGGTGAATTTCTTTGGGCTGGTATTTCAGCAACTCAAACAAGTGGTGCTTATGATGTAATCGTTTCGGGAGGAGATTTCTAATGTATACGGAATTATCAAGAAATAGAGTTCAAGAACCTAGTAGGGGTCAGAACTACTCTGAGTTCTACTTCACAACTTATATTGAAGTGGAATTTGAAAACGGTGAAATAAAAACATTTTCCTTTTACGAGGAAAGTGAAGAAGAGATAAAAACAGTAATTGAGCAATGGCAGTCTTCACAGTAGCTAATGGCGGTGGAAATATAAATGCTGGTGCTACCTATGTAGGTGGCGTTGCACCAACAAGTGCTGATACTATTGTATTTACATCAACTAGTGGACAGTTAACGGTTAATACGCCTTTCACAATAGCAGAAATTATTTTTACAAATTGGTTAAATACAATTACTATGACATCGCAACTTACAGTTAACGGTAATGTTACGTTAGCCGTTGGTATGGGAATTGCTGGAAGCGGTATATTAGCTGTTAATGCAACTGCAACCTTGACAAGTAATGGTAAGACTTGGACAACTCCATTATCTTTTTTATCGACAGGTTCTCCAACAATAACATTTGCAGATAATTGGACTATCACATCAACATTTAATGTTAATGGAAGTTCTTATGTTTTTAACGGTAATACCCTAAATATTGGTGGTAACTTCACAATCGATCAAGCAACAAGTGGAACAACTAATTTTGTATTAAATGGAACTGGTACTTGGAGTGGAGGTGGTAGTGGTAATTTTAGAAATAATTTAACAATCAAGACAGGTGCAAACATCACAATTAACGGCTTGGTGAGTTACAATACAGGCACTTTAACCGTTGAATCAGGTGCAGTTGTAAACACAGGAGGAAGTACAATTCAGATAATTGGAACGGTAACTACTACTTTTGATGTTGGTAGCATAAAACTTTTTAATGTAACATTAGGAGGGATTTCGACTATTCCTGTGCTACAGCTCAACAGTCCTCTATATATAACTGGCACAGCTACACTTGGTGCTAGTGGTCAGCCCGCAACCATTAACGGTTCACCTGTGTATATAGAGAGTGGGGCGTTAACAAGTGGTGTTGGTAATGCTAATACTATTTTAGGTACTTCTCAAATCATCGCTACCGGAGATAGATTCACTTACTTAGATTCAGCAACTAATATATTACAAGGTCAAGGAATTTGGAGAATACCAATCACTGTAAACGCAAATTATTTTTTAATGTTTGGTAGGTTTGTTTTAAACACTGGCGGAAGCCTTACGATAAATAGCATAACCGTTGAAAATAGAGCAACTTTCAGAAACTTACCAGAATTAATAGTTCAAGCTTCAACGACTTTGATTAATGCTCACAAGTGTAAATTCAAAAACATCACAATCACCGCTGGTTCTACACTAACTATGAATGAGTTCTTTACAGGAAGTCCCGAGTTTAAATCAATTATAAGAAGCGCAAGTACTACGAATTACACGGTAACATTTACTGATAGGATTCCTAAGAAAGCGTTTCACGTTAATGTTAGAAATTGTAATGTCACTCAAACGCTAGTAAGAAATCGATTGAATATAATTAACAGAGATGGTAATGCTGGTTTCAATACTGGGATTATATTTGGCGAGAGTGGTATGTGCGGATTTCCGTTGAATAAGTTTCCAACTGAGGTGAGCTATCCAACTGATAATGGCTTTAAAAATGGATTTAATTAAAAAATAAATTATGAAATACATAGACTTACTTTTAAATATAATTGCAGGAATATCACTATGGTTATTAAGACGTATAGGGTGGGTATATGGAGCTTTAACAACTAAAGATTTTCATAAATATAATAGAGATATTGCTTTAGCTAAAGACCAACTAGGGAACGTTATTTTAGCGCCATTATTAAACAAATTATTAATCACTAAAGCAGGTTATAAATTTGGCAATAGAAAGGAAACAATTAGTGGCGTAATTGGAAAAAATTATTTAACCAACTCGCTTACTAATCATGGTAAATTTTGGTTTAACTTTTTAGAAAAAACAGATCCAAGACCTAATCATTGTATTAGAGCTATTGACTATAACTTGTAATTTTTTATGGCATTAACAGAAAACGAAACAACTTTTTTACTTTGGGCAGTAGGCACGTTTATAGGCGTATTTGCTTTTATAGGAATATTAGCAGTTAACTCACTTATAAAAATGTCAAATGATTTAACAGATATTAAGGTGGCAGTTAGGGAGGTTGCAACTAAACACGAAGAAACAGAAAAAAGAGTAACTAGATTAGAAACACACGTATTTGATTAATTATGGAATTATATTTAAAAAGAGATACATTCACAGAAATTTCAACAACTGGAAAACTATTAATTGACGGTCAATTTGAATGCTTCATTCTTGAAGATCGAGATAGAGGATTAACCGATACTATGCCATTAGCTGAAATTGTAGCTACTAAAATATACGGCAAAACAGCTATTCCTTATGGGCGTTATGAAGTTGATTGGACTATGAGTGCAAGGTTTAAAGTTTTTATGCCTATACTATTGAATGTTAAGGGATATAGTGGCATTAGAATACATAAAGGAAATACAGAGATAGATAGTTTAGGCTGTTTACTTTGTGGTCGCAAACGTGCTAACAATATAATTACAGAAAGCACGGCAGCTACTAATTTACTTTACACTAAAATCCAAACGGCTAAATCTCGCAAAGAAAAAATATTTATAACTATTACGAAATGAAACAAATAATACAAAAATTAATAGATTCTTTTGATACAACAACTAAGGGATTTTCTAGTCGTAAATTAACGGCTTTTATAATTGTATCATGTGTTATTGCAGCCCATGTAAAATGGCTATCATTAGGAGATTTAACACAATTAGGCGAAATTTTTATAATTGATTATAGTTTTATAGCCGCTCTATTTGGAATGACTACTTACCAAAATTTAAAGAGTAAAGATAGTAACACTCCTACTTAATTATTAACCCTCCAATAAAAGCAGCGCCTATTCCAAAACCAATGGCACCGCCTTGTAACAATCCTTTTCTATACTTTCTTTTAACCTCTTTATTAATATCAATTATAGCTAAACTATCATTAGTTAGCTTATATCTTTGCATAGCTACAATATCGGTTAAATTACCAATTACATGGCTATCATTAATGATGTGGTTTTCCTGATTAGTTATAATAGCATTATTTACGCTATCAATTTTAGAATGTTCATCGTGTAATGTAACAAGGCTATTAATACACATTGTGTCGATCACTAATAGGCTATCGTAAACAGTCTTATATCTTATTACTACTTTAGGTTTTAAGCTCTTTAAACTGTCTATTTGCAGCTTTAATGATTTTATATTAGATAGTAGCATGTCGTTTATTTGCTCTTTATCCGCCATCAATTCATCTAGTTGATCGGTAGGAGTTAAAACAACATCGGGTTTACGTTCACATCCTTTCATAAAGAATGATGCTATTACTATTAAAATGCCTATAATTAGGTAAGGTGTTATTGTTTTATAAGGTTCTTTCATTTTGTAAATATAATTATAAATTTATGTTATTATAAAATATAATTTTAAATCAATCCCGTAAATGTCGCAATATTTACACAACAATTCAAAATCTAGTCTTTTTAAATTTTCAAATTCTATTAGTTTTTTTCTACTTACATTTAACCAACTTGCCACCGTATCTTGAGTACATTTACTTGAGTTTCTATTTTCTATTAATTGCTTTACGATTTGATTGTAAGTAAGCGTAATGTTACATAGATTTATATTAGTATCCATAATGTGTATTTTTAGTTACATTGTATCTTTGAAAGTATTGATTTTATTAGGGTAGTACTTAGCAGGTAGTTATATGAAATGCCTTGCTGACCGTTTCCAATTGAAGTTCCGTGAAGGAAAAACAAAAATAAAAAAGCCACCGCACTTTTAATTCAGTTCTGGTATTTGCTCTTTTAAATATTTATAAATTTTCCATTGCCCTAATCTTGGGGTTGCAATATTTGGATATAATTCACACCAATTTGCCTCATTCATTTTTTTAATAACAGCTTCCTTTAATTCTGGTTTATTTACAATAATATAATTTTCAAGTGCAAATTGTCCTTGATGCTTTATCTCTTTTCCTATACTTGCACCCCAAGAGCAAATACCTAAATCATATTTTACGGGTATTTTATAATCACCACCTCTACGCCATTCTAATATAGTAACATCTTTTAAAGTGTAATCTTTTGGCTTTTTATTAAAACTACCATTTTGTGGTCTTTGATAAATATTAAAACAACACATTAGTTTTTGTCCAGAATACTCCATTATTGGCAATACTTCTGAATGAATTAAATCAAACTCATACATTTGTTGGTTATTATTATATTGGCTTACAGGTAGTATAAATGCAATATAATCGCCCATTGTTATTGCTTTTTTGTAAAACTTCACACTCAATGTATTCCTTGTTCCAAATGGTGGATTTCCAATAAACAATCTTCCTTTTTTATATGGTAAATCAATTTTTAAAAAATCCTGTTTAATAATACTTTCGTGCTCAGGTTCTATGTCGTATGCAACACACCTCTCTATCATTTGGCTAAATACACCATTGCCAGCAGATGGTTCTATAACATCTGTAATTTTATATTTACCAATAACGTCTAATGTCTTTTTTATACAACTCCAAGCAATATCTTTCGGAGTATAATATTTATCTAAATTTATTTTTGCCATCGCTTTTTTTCTTTTTGTTTTTCTGTTTAGTATTTCAATTGGGCTTTATCGTAAATAAGTCGGCACTTCATATAACACGGGTTTGGCAAAAGTGGGCAGACACATTCTGCTAAAATTGAGCATCTTACAAGCCCACCTTCGCCAAGCCCGATAACGTTACCTGCAAGGCTACGATACTGCATATAACGACATTCCGATAATAACCAAAGCGTGTAATAATTGGTCAAATCCAAACACAATCCAATGCCATTTATTAGCGGGTGATTGAAGTGCAGGAAACCAACCATTCATTCTACCTTTCCAAATATCAATTAGAAAGTGTGTTATCAACTGAAATCCAAATAATGCAGCCAATTTAAAACCGCTTAATCCGAATACTAAAGCAAGTAACACAAGCATAAGTGAAGCGTGAATAAAAGCGTGTGTAAAAATTGGATTAAGCGGTTTTCCTAATCGCTTTGCATTAAGCATCCAAGCAGTTGATAAATGTGTGTAATCTGCTAACCAATGGCAGATAAATAATCCGATTAAAATTTGTGTTTGCATTTGTTTTTTAATTTAAGTTCCTACTGATAAACCGCCCAGCAGGTAACAGCGGTTTGTGGTCATTAGCCCGACCACACAAGGCTTTGCTTCGCTAACGAACCACAAGCCGCAAAACGTTATAGGTAAGTTGTAACATTGTTATTTATATTTTTTGATAAAATGCCGACTTATTCCGCCCGTAGCATGATGTGGTAAGTTTCAGGCACTTACATTTATACAACTTATGTATTAGCCATTGGAATAATTTAATCACACATCGGCATTTTATTTATTTAAAAAAAAATTCAACAATTAAAATATGTAATAAAGATGATAATATTGAGCCTAATAAAAAAGCAATCTTTAAATCTCTGTATGTGTATTTTTTCATAGTGTTTTTTATATTGTGTATTAATTAAACATTCGTTACAACCTACCTATAACCCAACCCTTGCACAACTCGGGCGACACCTTCGCTGTGCAAGGCTCGATAACGTTATAAGCAAACGGTAGCTACTTTGAAACAGTTTTGTTACTCAATTTCCGTTAAGCATTTATTTGCATGAACATAAACGTCTGGCTGTGATTTACAGTAGTTTATAAATTCTTTTGCTGTTTCTAATTTATTTTCAAGTTTAATTATCATTTTATCTTGTTCTAATAATTTAGATTGTAAATTTCTAATCTGTTCTTCTCTCGCTAAATTAGCGTCGTCAAATCCTTTATTAAAACCCTCGGATTGTGCTAATTTTACAGCCTTTAAAACTTGTTCTCTACTATTTGCAAGTCCAAATGATATTCCACACTCTTTTAATATTTCATATTCTGTTTTCATATCCTTGTTTTTTTTTTAATTAATTTTACATAGTAACATTCTGAACCGTCAGCTTATAACAACACCTAATGTCAACCGAAAAGGTATGCCATTAGCTGCAAACCGTTAGGCACAATAGCACCCAACCGCACACTAAAACATTAAAAAATTAATTCCTAATATTTTGAAGTTATGTGCTCCAAAGTTTTTCTTTTCAATTTGCCAAAATTCGCTATCAATTTGTTGGTCTAAAATTTCAGAGTAAATTTTTTCTCTATTTTCTTTTTTAGTCCAAACTGTACAAATAAATCCATTTGGTAAATCTTGTTTATTTAGCTGTATTCCTAATTCAACTAAATCATGTAATGTTTTAATTTCTCTCATTTGTATATTTATTTTTAGTTAATAATTCCTTCTATGTGCTACTGATGCCTAACACGGGCTAAAAGTGCATTAAAACGACACTTTAGCCCGATGCCGTTAGCACCAATACTACTTTAGTGCTTCTAATTCAGTTTTTATTAACTCCCAAAAAACCAGCTCACGATTTTTAATTGATTTGCCTAAATCTTCCATGTATTCATTTTTTGGTAAAATGCTAATCATTTGTTCTATCGTAATCAAAGCAACTTGTTTTAAAGTGTCTAAATCGTGTTCAAATGTTGAGTAATTAGCCCCTGCATATTCCTGATATTGGTATGTAGTTGCTTTTCTTGCTTTATCAATTAAATCTAAAGCTCGTCTTTTTGCGTATTCTTGTGTCATCTTATTTAGTTTTTAGTTAATTAATCCGTACTGGTGCTAACAGCGTATAAGAAGCCATTGAAAAAACGGCTCTTATACGCAAACCGTTAGCAGAAACTTACTCACTATATTCAGATATATAAGTTTTAATATATTCAGGATTTACACTTCTATTTTTTGAAGTGTGGAATTTATCATTGAAAAGGTAGCATCTTATTTCATCAGCTTTACC